GGTAAGATGTTATGGGCGTTCCGTGTGGCAATACATTAGCGTTATACATTAACCATGCACTATTCATTCCGTTAGGCTTAAAAGCGTTTAAAATGATTTGGTCTTGCTTCAATGTTTTTTCTTTTGAGGCTTCCAGTTCTTTCCCCGATTCTTTAATCGTGTTGAAAAACATTCCGATTTTTTTAACTGTTATTCTCATTTTGTATTTTATTAAGTTCTTGTTTAATAGATTTTCTCCACTTAGCGAAGCGTTTAGATGTTAGTATCTCGGCTCTAATGTTGTAGAGGTGTTGATACTTGAACCCCTCAAGCATTACACTTGAGGAGGTTTCGTGAGGTTGTTCGGATAGTAGTTGTAAAAAGTTCATAAGTGTTTTTTAAAAGGGAAGACTATTTGAATCGTCTTCTTGTTTTGATGTTTCTAAAGTCGGTGCAGGGGCCTCAGACCAAACTCTTTTAAGGTTACCTAAGTAAACTTTCTTAGTCTTTGCTTGGCGTTCCTCTTGAGTCTGCGAGATGGTTAAACCTGCAACATTGCCGTACTGGTCAACCTGATTGTTGATTGAAATGTTGATGTTTAAAAACTTTGCGGTTGAGCCGTCTTTCAAAGTAACTTCTTTGATGTTTTCTTTTTTGATTAGGTTCAAGTTGATTGAACCGCTTAGGATTTCTGCCATGATTATAATTTAATTTGTTTAATTGTTTCGGTTAAAAGGTCTTTGTCTTCGGTTGGTACTTCAAATTTAAAGATGTTTAAGTCTTTAAAAGGACTCTCAGGTAGTATGTAAGGTATCTCCTCGTTTGTCGCTGATGCCAACCAATAATACTTATAAAGGTCTTGAGCATCCACATTTTGAGCCTCATGTTTGATAAGTCCCAAGTCATCTTCATAGGGGCAATATACGATTAATTCGGCAAATTGTTTGTCTAAAAGTATTGCATTAGACACTAATTGCCAGTAGTACTCAGGTCGCTCGGATTTAAAAGTATCAATATCTTTAATATCTACTAACTCTACAAACGATTTAAGGGTAAACGGACACTTAATGTCAATAACACTATCGTTAGTATAACCGTCAGGGCTTCCACACCAATAGTCAAAGTCTGGATGTTTAATCGTTTCGTCCGATACAAGGGAATATTCAAACCCTAACTGATTAAAAACAATACTTTCAAGTAGATGCCCCCAAGATGTCGGCTTTGAAGTTGTTTCATTGCTCAAGCTTCTTCCTAATCTACGCTCGTATGATAACTCGGTTAGATAGGTTTCTTTCGGCTTCTTAGAACCCATAATCTTATGGATGTTGCTTGAACTAATATTGCCGATGCGGTTTTTATTTAGTTGTATGCTCATAAGTTCTTAAGATAGTCGATTGATTTTTGATAAGATTTTTTTTCATTGCCTTTTATTATGCGGTCAAAATGCTCTTGCTCATTCAAAGATAAAGATTCTTTTTTGATTTCAAACAATTGTATTAATTCTTCTTTTAATTCTAAAATGTCTTTATCAATTGTAAATGGCATTGTATCTCTTCTATTTAGGTCACACCCAAATAGTTTTCCAAAGTGGTCACAGGCATCCTTAATGGCTAAGGTTTTAGCAATCGGATAAGCCATACTTAATGCCCCGTTGTTTATATTTGCCAAGTCAGCAGGAGAAGTCCCCTTTGCAGTTTGTAATTGCACCGCCCCGATTCCATCGTGATACATCATAGTCGCTTCAGTTGGATGAAAGTAATGTACTCTGACTGTAACCCAAACACCATTAAAAGAAGTCCCTTGATTAATAATCTCGATTGCATACTTTTTAAATATCTTTCTAAGCATAAACTCCACTTTATCAATCGGAATATACTTATGTCCTTTAACAAATGGATGCTCCTTAACCCACTCCTTTTTGGGTTCTTGATTAAGGAGTAGGTTTAACTGGTCATTCTTGTAGCTTACAAGTGCATTCTCTTCGTGTAGTTCTTGTATAGTAGGTAGGTTGCTCATAAGCTTAAAGGTTTAAAATTAATTTGATTTCGTTAAGTCTTGAGTTAAAGTCCTCTTCAGTAATTTCCTCAACACCACATACGGTAGCAGTTGAAAGATGGACTTTTTTAATTGCAGTGTTTCTTAAATCTAATTCTAAAGCAGATTTGTCATCCATTGCAGTGTGATAGCAAGAAGCAGATTGCCAGTACTTAGGCAATTCGATTTCTTCTTTGATTGTTTTTGATATTGTAAATTTCATTATAAGTAAATTTCGTGGTTTTGGTAAACATCGTTCATTGCATCGTGTGAAAGTAATTCTAAGCACATTTCAAATTCTATGTAGTCCTTTGTTTCTTCAGACCATAAAGCCTGGTTAACTGAATCAAGTTTGCGTGTGCCATCAAATCTAACGCCTTTGAAATTAAAGTCAAAGTGAAAGGCCCCATACATATCGCAACCTAATGTCTTGATGTAAATGTCTTCGCCTGAGAAAGTATAATGCTCTTCAAGTTGTTCGAACTCTTCGGGAGTAAAGCATTTATTTACCGTATTCCCATAGTGCCAGTTGTTTTTAGGTGTGTACATTATACAAGATAAATTAAAAGGTAAAATACATAAGTGAATAATAAGGCAAGGGTAAAAATGCCGAGAGCGATGTTTTTTAATTTGTTTTTCATAGTGCAAATATAGGCCATTAATTGACAATTTAAAACTATAAACTAATTATTTTTAGTAATTTAGCCTAAGTGTTTAAAAATCAAGTAATTATTTTTTATAGTGAATCGTCTTGGCCGATAAAACCCACACAAAGAACGGCCCCGATAAGGTAAATTAATAAGTAAATCATAGGTAGTCAGGATTTCTTTGACACTTACCAGTGCAAGTACATTCAAATTGGGAAGATTCAAAACAAGTATGCTTATTGCCGTTGTATCTGATGTGTTTATTCCGCCTATGGTGGTAGGTGTAACCAAGTTTTAAAAATCTAAACCCGATCAAAAGCATTTTTAAGTTTTTATTACGGTAAAAAGTAACCGTAGGGATAAGGTAAATAAACCCTGCATCCATGTCCTTAGTTATTTGGTTTAGCATATTTATAAGTTAAATAAAACATTGCAATCGTTAAAATGATTCCAAATATCAAACCGATTTTAAAACGATTCCACCACTTAACAGGTTGCTTAATTACTTTAGTTGTGTACTTATGAGTATAAATGGTATCGTTCTGCGTTAGTAGTTGTTTCACCTGGCGTTCTTTCCACTTTATAACCGTTACTACCTTAATCCCGTTTTTAACGGTGTTAATTGTGTCGACCTTACTCAGTGTATCAAAAAAGTATATACTATCGTGTGTGAAGCCTCGTATTGTGTCGTACTTGGTTATTGTGGAGTCTTTAAGATATCCCCAAGACTTAAGCTTGTTTATCTTTCTTTCTGCCCTATAACTTTGGCAACTTGTTAGTAAGCAGATTAGTGCTAAGATTAATTTATTTTTCATAGGTATTTTCTTTGAAAGTTTCTTGATGTTCTTATTAATGCAAACTTATCTTGCCTTGCCATCCATTTGATAAAATCCCCTTTGTTTTTATAACTCATAAGTTTCTTTGTAATATTGTTCCCCATACTCAATATATTGCTCACTTGTTTTAGCTTTTTGCCTAACTCCCTCAAAGTGACACTTTATTGCAGTTAATTCAATCTGCTCTTTTTCCATTGCTTTGGCTTGTTCAAATAAATCTTCATATTGTGTACCTCTCCATCTAATATCTTGGTTTTGTGTTATCTTATCAAATAACCATTCTACTGCCGTCATGTTTTTATTGCTCATTTTAATAAGTTTTTAATTGTTAAAGGTAGCAAACCCTCAGACATAAGAGGTTTAATTGTTGACTTTTGCAAGTTCGCAAAGGATACAAAATCGGTTTGCCCAAAATGAACTGTATAACGCCATTGATACTCTACTGTTTTAACCATTGCATACTTTTTTTTAAGTTCGGTTTCTAAAAGTTGGATGTATTCTTGTTCGGTCATTTTACAATAAATTTTACGCCATCAATTTCCACCGATTTTACCGTTTTTTTCTTTACTTGGTCATATGCCCATTGTGTGGTCTTGCCGTTTAATAGGGCAAAGTTTCTCACTGTTATTAAGTTCTTAATCATTTTGCAATATTACAACTTTAAACTCACAATACAAAATATTTTTTAATATCGCATATTCCGATGTGCAATTAATGTGCAATTTTGCATGATAAAATGTGCATTAAGGCACAAAAACGGGGTTAATGTATGACATACAAGTCACAATTCTAAAAAATATTGGGACATAGGAAAACAAAAAACCCCCATTTCTGAGGGCTATTTGTACTTATGAAAAACAACTATTATCTAAGGCAAAGATACAAGTATGTAGCCTTTTATTTGTGACATTTTTCTAATTCTTTTACACACCTCGTATCCTTCTCGGCTTCCCGTATCGTTTGTGTTACCCTCTATGGTGTGAATACTTGTTCCGTCTATTCTTTCAACAAAGCCAGTATGTCCCAAACCTTTCCCAAAGTCCATTATAAATATTGAACCTACTACAGGAGTCAATGACTTCTTTTCTTTTGGTGTTTTATTCCATTGAGCCAAAACTCCGCCCGTTTTAAATATGTTTACTCCTGCCTCTTTACAACACCAATATACAAACGCCATGCACCATGAAGCGGGGAAATTGATCCCGACACTGTTGAGATACTTTTTAACGTCTGCACCCCAATTACTGCCCTTTGGGACTTCTTGAACTCCTATTTGTGAGATTGCTATTTCTATGTGTTTCATGGTGTATAAACGTCTTTTTCTTTTTTGTAAAACGAATCAATGTAAAGTTGCAAAATACCTAATGCGGTCATCCAACATTGTAATGCGAACTCAACATCGTGGATTCCTGCCTTTGTAAAGAACATTGGTAGGAATGTTGCCCCTCCTAAATATATCATTGCCTTTCTTAGCAAAGATAGGTAGCGCGGTGTATTAGTTTTTCTTGTCATGTTTTTTTTTGAATAATTGTATTAATAATTGCCCTATGTTTATTTCCTTTAAAATGTGAACAAATAGTCCTGCACCAACCGAAAAAATAAAAGTGATAAGCTTGTCGGTTATGTCGATGTTATGGCCTAAAAAAAGGAATAAAATAGTACCGAAAATTTCCCCGATGTGGTTTTTGATGTTGTGTGCCATAAATATTGCCTGGTAAATCATATCATTGAAAGGCCTAAAGAAACCCCGACTGCGATAAATTCCTCATACCTTTGCTTCCAAATTTTAACACACCAAAAAAATATAAATTCTAACTTCATGATTCAATTGCTTTGATTGAGTGGTCTTTTTCTATTAAGTTTAAAATCCAATTTAAAAGTTTCCCGGCTAAAGAAAGTTTCCCTTTAAGCAAATTCTTGCCCAACACACTTGAGATTGTTTTATCGGGATTGCCGAACTTATGACCTCCTTTTTTAATTAAAATATCGTTAAACAATTTAGCAAGATAAGTGTTTGCTTGTTGGTCATCAGCCACCGCACATTTAAAAAGGTATCCGTCTAATTCTGCATAGCCGTTTTTAAACAACGTCAGTAAGCACGAATAAGTAAACCCAATAGGGTACAATACCAATTTAAGAATTAAAGCCGTTAGATACAAGATTAAACCCCTCATAGTACTATTATATTATTATTAGTTACCTGAAGTGCTACATAGTCCCAAAGTGGCATCAATGCTCGTTTTAAATCTTCGTAATTACCTGAGTCTAATTCAGCTCTAAATTCCAACCATTGAAAGTAAGCTAAGTTTACAACCTTTATACTTTGATAATTATCCAAAGGTATTATAAAACCACTTAAAATGAACATATCTTCAGGGAACGCCCATTGATATATCTCAGGGATTTCAACTGCGTAAGGTAATAAACTTGGTGCGGTATAATCAACTTGAAATACTTTAGAATCTAAATCAATAGTTTCATAAGTTAAATTTTCAAATATTTCGGGAAACTCAACTAATGAATTTTCGCTTGTTGCAAATTTTCCTATATATTCTCCACTCAAAATCGGAGCAGCATAAAATACTAAATTATCTTTTTTACTTAAATTATATTGATTAGTGTTAATTATTATCATACTTGTTGTCTATTTAATGCTAAATTAAAATCTTGTACTCTTGTATTAAAGTTGCCTAATTGCGTATCTGTTAATCCTTGCCCAAACCAATACCCTGAGTATGTCCTTGCAGCGTGTAGCGTGTAACCTGATAATCCTGAATTTATTGCAGCCCCTAATGTTAAAGGTAAAGTATTTGGTAACGCTGGTTGTCCATCTGCACTGGTGCTTACGCTTATTAAATTTGTTGTATTTCTTATGGATTTATATGCGCTACCTAATCTATTAACAATGAAAAAAGATGTATCTGCACCTGTGTAAGCAACTGCTTGTGCTGAAAATATACCACATCTATGGGTAGATGTAGAATATTTAATACTTAAATGAATCCCTGAATTTAATGCTGCATAATAACCTATATCTACTGTGTTTGCAGTTGATGTGCCCCCTTGTGAATAACACCCAAAATTAAACTCATAACCTGTTTTAAATTGTCTTGGATTAGCATTAATATAAGCTGCATTTGATGAACCATTCATCACTACACCTAATTCATTATGCGTAGGACTCCCAACAAAATAAAGAATATCCTGCTCAAATGTTGTAGGATTTTTTAAGTTCCATTTATGCTTAGTGGCCGTACCTCCAACAAATGGGAAAAAACAATATAATTTATCCCATATACCATCAGTAATTAATCCATCTACTAAATTTGTAATTGCAGTTCTTGCCTGAGCATCCGTATATGCCGATGTAGACCAATCGGTTTCTTTACTTAAAAAAAAATCAGCGTAATCATAGGTTTGCCAATTTAATGTAGTATTTGCACTTACTGAATTTGTAGGTAAAACATTCCCAAATCTATCAGTTGTATCAATATTATAAGAACCGCCCTCCGTTGGAACTATCCATTCACTCCCTACTTTAGAACCTACTTGCGTACCCGTCCCGTCTTTAACTAATAAATTAGAAGTTGCCCCACTTGGATAAGGAGAAAAACTTGCAGAGTTAATTGTTATCGTGGAATCAGGTGCGGAAATATCCGTAGTATCCCCACTTGCTATGCTTGTGGTTGACAAGGTACTGTCTAAACTATTCTTTAGAACCGCGACTGAGTCAGCGCAAGTCGGTGTATCCGCTATTATTGTTAATTTGTTATTTGGTAAACTCATTAAATTTGCTATTTTTATATTGATATGTTATCACATCTTGCCATATTGTACCGTTAAAAACTCTTATTCTACCTGTAACAAAGCTCGGACTTACATACGTAATTGCTTGGGTAAAATTTATATTCAAATATACAAAACTGCCAATTAAATTGGTAGTATTTTTATTTGCTACTAAACTATAATTAACACCAGTCCCTCCATAAATTAAATTAGCGTTTTTACCCGTTAAAGTATAAACCCCCTTTTCACTTGCGATAGTTCTACCTACTCTAAAATCTACATTTTTACCGCTTAAACTATAAGTACCCTTACTTGAGCTTATTGAATAATTAATTGACCCTGCTGAAAATATTAATGTTGCATCCTTGCCTGTTAAAGTGAAGTTACCCTTACTTGCGGATAATGTTCGACCTACTTTAAAGTCTGCGTTTTTTCCTGTTAAAGTATAATTTGCTTTTTCAGATAAAATAGTTCTACCTACTTTGAAGTTAGCATCCTTGCCCGAAAGTGTAAAATTGCCGTTTTCACTTGCAATGCTTTTACCTACTTGAAAGTTAGCATCTTTACCACTTAAAGCATAAGTACCTTTACTTGCAGATATTGAATAATTAATCGCACCTGCCGAAAATGTTAATGTAGCATCTTTGCCTGATAAGGTATAAGTACCCTTACTTAAAGATAAATTATAAGAAGTTGAGCCTGACCCTACTATTGGTAGTATGTCTAATTCAATCTGCGCCCCATCAAATAATCTACGAGTTGCCATTTTATGCTTCGGTTAATATTACTGCACCTGATATACTTTGAGCCGATGTTGGCGAAGTTGCTAAAAAAGTTAAACAAGCATCCGCTTGGATTTCACATAAAGAACCGATTATACACCCTGAAGATACACTATCTAATGGGTTTTGACCTGTTCCATCTTCAAGTGAAATCATTGCCAATGGTTTATACAAACATACACCAAAGTTTCCTGCCGTTCCTGTTGTGGCAGCAAGAGTTACCGATTCAATACTTTTTACTCCTGTATCCCCTGCTTCCAAAGGAATAGGAATAAAAATATTATTTTCCCTAAAAGTTGTTTGACCAAATGTTGTCGGGGTTGATGTCCTACCTGATGTACCCGCTTGATTAGTGTAACTAACTTGAATAGTTGTAATACTATTACCTATTTGTGTAAATACTATAATTCCTGCCATTACTCCCTCACCCGATGTGTACCTTGTTAGTGCTGCGGTTGGAAGATTAGTTGTTTGAGGTGTTGTTAATGTTGCATTCAATCCTCCACTAATATTTAACAAATCAATCATTATATTTGCACTTGCCGAACCCGTTGCCTGTAATGGCATAGATGAAAATCTGCCACCAAGAAAAGTAAGTCTGCCACTTGAAATTTCAGGTATATTGTTAATTGATTGTAAGGAATTTTTATTTGTCACTACGCTTGTTGTCGGTGTAGCAGGAGAAGGAGTAAACCCATGCCAAACCGTACTTAGTCTTAATCCTCTTCCTAAACTTGAACCACTAAAAAAATCAGCAGTTCTATTTTCTCTAAGTTTCTCTAAATATTCCGTATAATTAGTTAGTGCCATTATTTTTCTATTGTTGCAAGTGAGCCAAATAATTCGGTAGCAGTTGTAGACGATGGGATAAACATTAGTGCTAAACAAGCATTAGGGTCAATAACGGGTATACCGGGCAATCCTGTTGTGTAATCTCTCCAACCCATTGTGCCTCCGACATTGACGGGTATCCAAGCCAAAGGTTGAGCAATGGTTATACCAAAGTTTCCTGCCGTTCCCGTTGTTGCAGTTAATTGTATTTGCTCTATTGCTTGTATTCCACTATCTCCTGCTGCTAAAGGTATTCTTTGCATTCTTGTAACCTCACGGAAACCCGTTGCACCTATATTAATAGTTGATGTTCTTGAACCCGTACCTGCTTGATTGGTATAGGTCATTGTAAGGGTTGTAGATGTTGTCCCAATAATTGTATAAATCTCATAAAATGCTATGTTACCTGCGCCTCCTGTATTACGAGTAAGGGCAGGAGTTGGTGTTGAGCCTTGAATAGTTTGAGCTGCGGTTGAAGTTCCCGAAAGTCCACCCTCGTGGAATAACCTATCGTATAAAAGATAAACTCCCGAAGTTAGTGGCGCAATAGATGCCCCTATTAAATGCTTATCTCTTCCTCCACCTGCGGCAGTAAATGGGATTGCACCTTGAGTTGATTTAGTAGGTATAGCACCTACTGTGGGTACATTCCCCTTTGCAGGCATTCCATCGTATTCCCACAAAGAACATCCTCTACCTGATATTGGAGCAGTTGCCGAAACACCTGCGACTCTTGGCACTTTGTGAAAAAAGATATTTTCGGGTGTTCCACTATTGCCGCCTGATTGACGATTTATTAAATCGGATAAGTCAGTTATTGCTGCCATATTATTAAACTAATTCTATTAATTTTTGAGCATCGGTAAAGTCTATTGTAAATGTATCTCCATTTGCCATAGTAACCCCACCTACACCATAGTCATAAAAACCTATCAATGGGTCAGCAGGAGATGTTGGAGTGTCATTGTAAATAACCACATACCTAAAGGTTGGGATTGTGCCTGATGCAGTCAATACCAAATCAACCAATACAAGGGAATATGTACCACTTGTTTGAGTGCTTGAAGTTGTAGTGATGTTTCTTGTCGATAACCCAGTGTAAGTTATTTGAGTGATTGCTGATAGCGTTGCATTTGCGGAAGTAGGTGCAGTATTAGTTAATGCTACTACTAATTGATTTGAACCGAGATTGTGAACTCCGTTTGCTAAGTCAGCCACAAATGCGTTGAATTTGGTGAATGTTGCCATTATTTATTTATTTATTTATTTAATTAGGTTGAAACCATATATCTCCGTTTGATGGAGTTATTGGTGCGGTTGCGCTTATTGTTATTGATGTGCCACTCCCAATTATTACATTTGTATTTGAAAGTGCGGTTAAATTTAGGGTATTAAGTGAATATGCCAAATAACTATCGGTCAAAATAACACTGCCCAAAGAATCTTCTACTTCTACATTAAAGTCATCTAAGCTTATATTTTTAGTTTGTTGGGCTAATAAATTTACTGAGTCTAAGGTTACGTTTGCAGTATCTTTTAAAACGGCTATTGAGTCATTGACTGTAATGTTAGCACTTGTTCCACTTGGTATAGTAGTGGTTGAGAGTGTTGTTCCTGCGGTATTCTTAAGTACTGCCGTTGCATCTCCACCACTTGCAGTTACTACCCAATTACCACTAATTAACGAACCAACAGGAACACCTAAAGTATTCACAACTGCTATATCTTCGGTGTTTCCACTCCCCACACTTCCGTAAGCAACACCGTTAATTGTTATTATTGCAACTGGGCAAGAACTTGTCGGAGGTGTTGGCGTTCCCGTAGTTGGAACTGCGCACTCGTTATAATCAAAATCAGCCGTTACGCTAACAGTTATTAAATGACCTGCAATTCGGTCTTTAAAATCATGGATGAAAGGAGTTAAAGTATTGTTCTTGTCTAAGTCAACATCTCTATTTATATTTAAAGTCGCTAAAAGGTCTAACCCAATTTGAAAAGTATCCGATTCAACTTCGACTTTGTTTGCATCCCCATCTTCAAGCCTATCTCCTATTAAGATATTAAAGTTGTATGTTATCTCATTGCCTGAAATGTTACTCGGTTGCGGACTAACCCAAAACAAAGGATAAGTTGTAGCCGTAGAAGAACTAATTTCCGATAGGTCACCATAGCCATAGTCTTTAATTTGCAAATGGTTGTCTGCAAAATCTTTGAAATACTTATAAAGAATATTTTTGGTTATCATTTCTTTTTCTCAATATAGACCATTAATTTCTGAAGGTTCTTTTTAGTGATTTTTTTGTTAGCAATCTTTACAGTAGGGCCAGTATTTTCTTTCATTGTTTTTTCTTCTTGAGCGTCCTAAATAAATCCCAGTGTTATATCCTAATTCTCTACTTTGAATATCTTGAGCGTTGTTATTTCCACTCATCCACAAAGGATAAGATGTGTTAAATTCGCTTAAATAACCGCTCAACCTTTTGCCGTAAAACTCAGCCATCCTGCCCCATTTTTGTTCAATCAATTCAAGTTCTCTTTGGCTTACTGGTTGTTGATTATCTGAATTTTGAGTTACTACTCCTTTGTTTGAGAATCGGTAGTTAAATATTATTGCCCCGTCTGCTATGGTTGCGTTGATAATAAAATCACGGATATAGTCATCTAACAAAGTTTGATTTAAACCCGTTAAAGTCGATGCGTTGATTTGGTCTGCAATTTCATTGTAAAGGTCTGAACCTAAAATTTGTTGCAGTTGTAAATCTTGCACCATGATAATAGTCTGAGCGATAAGCTTGTCATCGACATTATTCTCAATTACGCCATATTTCTTAATAGTGGCGGTTGATACGAAAAGTGGTTTTAAACTCATTTTATTTTTTCTTTTTAACTAATACGCTCTCAAAGAAATGTCTACAACTTGGTATATGGGTAACAGTGCCTTTGATTGTCTGCCATCCACCCTTATACTTGAATACGTCATCATTATATCCTTTTGTACTTGCATCATTTTGTAAATTATCTATTTCTGCTCTTGTATAAAGTTTATTTGCACTTATCATTTTAACACAAAACTCTCTTGAAGTATCTAATAGTTTAGGCTCTAAATTTGTCGTATAACGCCATTTAGTTTCCAACCCGACCTCTTGGCTTGGTGGTTCTTGTATTTCTTCGGGAGTGATGCTTATTTCGCCTTTAACCTCAGTATATTTTACTTGTAGAATGTTAGCCTTGTTTAATCTTTCTAAAGATTTGTAAAGTTCACTTTCTGAAATCTTTAATTTTTTAGCAAGGTCTGAAATCTTGTAAGACTTGCCTTTTTTAATCTCATCCAATAAGCGTTGGTCATCTTCCTTTGCGAACTTGTCTGAGTCAGAATAAACAAAACAAGATTTTACTATCTCGTAATTATCAGCCGATTCGCCAATTTTTAAAAACTCATTAAGGATAAAATCTTCTTGAGTTTCAAAACTTGTCTTTAAAACATCCCCTCCGACAATCGCAGGTAAATTGATAAAACTTCTAATTTCGTTAGGTGTTAATATTTCAAGAATCTTAGGAGCGATAATAGGATTTGAATTGATAATAGTTAAGATGTCATCTTTCTTAACAAGGTTTGGTTTTTCAATTCCTAATCTTTCATATACCATGTCAGCAAATGAATCTGCATCAATCGTTCTGCTAATTACATCTGAGGTCAACTCTATTCCGATAGGGTCTAAGGTTGTTAATTCAACTGGGTTACCTATAAAACCGTAAAGACTAAGAATGTAGTTCATGTCCTCTTCTTCTTCTTGTTGTTTTGGCTTAACATAGGTATTGCTAAAATGTTCCCATGACAAATCAAACTCAGACCTACCGCCACCTAATTCGCCAGGTGTTTTAATACCAAAAAGTAACCCGTTAGAAACTCGGTGAGAATAAAGTATCTTATTTATTGTGTCCTTGCTTAACTGTTCGTATTGTTTGTCTAAATCGTTAGAACGCAAAGGACTAATTTCGGGAGGTGTTGTGTTTGGATTCTGAAAGTTTAATAAAATCTCTCCTGCATTGTCCGTTCCTGATGCCTTAGATTTAAATGCGTGTTCAATCTCAACTTGCTCTTCGTCATTAATAGCCGTTCCGTTAAAGAAAGTTACCATTGTTCCTGCTGAGAACCCCGTCTTAACATTGTTAAGTTGGAAAAAGTTGCACTCTATGTCGGTTTCAATCGGTGTAGCACCACTATTGTATTCAGGTAAAGGATAGATATCACTTGCAGGGTTATCGTCTATTAAATAAAGGATTTGTTTGCCTTGTCTTTTTAATGGGTCGAATGCAGGAAGCGTTACAGTATCTTCGGGTAACCGACCATTAGACTTTCTCCATTTAGCGTTTGTCGATTGTTCTCTTGTCCATTCTTTAGAGATGTAAAATTCTGACTTATCGACTTTTGTTCTTATCGTGTTAAATGGTTGTAGCTTTACACTTTTAATTGCACCGAAAACGTCCCACTCAATTAAGTAAGCACACCCACCATACAAAGTTCTTTCAAATATTTTCTTTCTTGCTAATTCATCGGCAGTTTGAGAATTGTTAATAGACTTTAAAGTCTTTTCTAAAGCTACCTTATCCCCGTTCCAATCAGCTTTAATTTTAAAACCTTTACCATAGATATAAGTTGCCTTACCTTTTATAATCGCTCCATGTATCCCCGAATTGTTATAAAGATAACTAAGATAATCTGAGTAATCGTTATTCTTTCCATAAGGCACATACAACATATTAGGTTGTCTGCGAAATATGGGAGTTTCATTCGCATACAAAGGGAATTTTGAGAATGAATAATTTTTAGTTTGGCTCATATGCTTTTCTTGTTAAGGTAGATTCTTGTTCTACTCTTGAGGTTATAATCTTATCGTAGGTCATCAATCCATTTTCAACTACATTTAAACCAGTAGGCACTAAATTAGTTGAACTTACTTGCTCGTAAACGTTATAGGTGTACTCATCGCCTAAAGGTATTTGAATTTCGCCTACCAATGGACTCGGGGTTGTAGTCTTTACTACTATTGTAAACTTATTGTATCGTTCGGGATATAGGCTTAAATCGGCTGAAATACAATAGTACTTTATTTGCGTTTGATTATTTATAAATTCAAACAAGAAGTTTGGCGAAGATATCGTTATCTTTTCAGATAAAGTCAATACCACCACGTTACTTCCAAGATTAAGTCTTATCATTACTTATATTATATTAAAAAGTAACTTAAGTACAAAAAAAAAGGGAAGCCGTTAAGCCTCCCTTTTAATTCAATTATTAATTATGCTATTAACGATGTCACAATAGCTTGAGAGATTCCATAAGGATAAGTCTTCTCTTCGCCAGTGAATGTCAAAACAAAACCGTTTAAGTCACTTGCACCTTTGCCCGTTCCTGCCGTTCCCGTAGATAGGTCAAGACCATTCTCAGAACCGTACAAACTAAACAAACCATTCTTATCTTTAACGATAAACATTAATGGCTTCTGAGCAAGTACTCTTATTTCGTTTCGTTTGGCAACATCAAAACGATCAAGTTGAAACTCAACTGACTGCATGATGTAACCGCTTCCACTTGTAACCTCACCTGCGTTATCTGCTTTAGCCTCTGCCGTGTTGCGTCTAAGTTCATATTTGTAGAACTTCTTGCCACCCGTCATTGCCATTGCACTAACTAAACCTGCTGAAGTTGTGAAAGTAGTAGTATTAAGATACTCTAATTCTCCGATGTAAACTTCATCTACGCCCCCGATACTATCACGACAGTCAAGGGTAAATCCAGTTGATAGTAAACAAGCCATGATTATACTAATTTAAAGGTTACGATTTCGTTCGGGAATTTCACTTGAGTACCAAC